AAAAGATATCTGCCCCCATGATGTTTAAAAGCTTTGGATTTGGGGCGGTTCTACTATGCTGAAAATTCAAATATTGAATGTCCATTGCAGCCGCCTTGATATCTTGAATTTGCTTTGCGTTTGAAGCACTACGAATTAACGAAGTAATTTGCGCTTTGAACGCAAATTCATTGCCGTTTTCAAAATGTTGCTTTGCAATCTGCAGGGCTTTTTTTTGTGCCTTGGTCATTTAATTCACCCGTTTAACTTCTGTTACAGTCAGCATGATGATTGAAGAAAGCGGATAACCGTCTTCTGTTTTTTCATCTAATACTTTTAAAACTGCCATATCTGCATCATCTGCCTGCAAAAAACGGGTGCAAATTGTGTCGGGGTTTTCTGTTTCACCTATTTGATAAGTAACTGAAAATTTAGGCATTTTGGTCGGTTCCTTTTGTCTAAAAGTTAAGGGGCAAAGCTTGTGCCCTGCCCCTTGTTATTTCATTTTCACAATTTAGTAAAGGCCCTTTATTAATCTGTCAGAATAAAAGATCTAAAGCCCATAACCAAAAGACAATAAAGCCCAAAGCGGTATAAAATATTTTCATAGCGCCTCTTCTGTCTTTTCAAGCAAACTATCAAAGCCCCAACCGCAACATATGATAAAGGCTTGGTTATAGTGATCACGGGTTGCGGGTTCTAAGCGGTGCCACTGTTCAGCCAATTGGTTTAGATCTTTCAAAGCCCCGCTGTCGCTGTCTTCATTTACAGCGCTTGCGAATTCCTGCCAAAGGCTAAGATCACAAAGATCGTTTTCAATTGCTTCTAAAAGCTTTGGGGTTTTTGGGGTTCTAGTTTTCATATCTAAGCCCCCTATTCTGCAGCGCATAGGGCGCATAATTTCACCGCAAAGCGGATGCCTTGCATTTCATAGGCAACCCCCCCGCCTTCTGTTTTAATCGCCCTGTCGGGTTTGTGGGGGCTTCCGATTGAAACCGTTTTCTTTCGGTACAAATCGCCCTTTGATATTGCCCCGCTGCAATTATGGCATTTATAAACGCCCCGTGATTTTGTCATTTTCATATCTAAGCCCCCCTATTCTGCAGCGATTGCATAAGGGGCGGGGCTTGTTTGGCTTGGCTCTACTATAAACAAGCTTTTGCTTTTCTTGGCTTCATTGCCTTTAAGCTTTAGCCCGATAATTTTGCCCCGTTGTTTTTGGTTTTTGATATCGGATAAATCACCGTCAACAATTTCCCGCCCCAAGAAATAAGAACCGACAGGAACATAGCCCCGAAACACTACAGCAACGGGGCTGTCGGTTTGAAGCGCCCGCTTCACTTGCTTTTGATATTTTGGCTCTTGTGAATATGAAAAAATCATATCGTAATTAGGCGGCAAATTGTGCAGCCTTTGGGCGCTTTTGGTATAGTCTAGAAAATAGGCTTGGGGGTATCTTTGCGGGATACCGTATCTTTCCCAAGGTATATCGCTTATTGTGTTAAGCCTAAAAGCGGGGCTTTCACCGTTGCGGATGCAAAGCGAAATAAAGTTTTGTATTTCTTTATTTAATTGATCAAGAAAGCCCTGCCTGTCGTTCATATAAAAATCAGTTTTGGCTTGCCTGCCGTTTCTCACATTAGAGAAAGCCCCAAAGCCCGCTTCTACTAAGCAAGGCTCTTTGCAGCCCGCTAAGATTGCTGCAGGGCAAATTGTATCGTTTGGATAAAGAGAAAGGCTTGCAATCCGCAACCCGCTTTCCTTTTGGCTCTTTCTAACTTTTGTATTGCTTGCGCTTGTGTCTAAAAGTTTCATTTCTTGGTTTTCCTTTTCGTTTTAGATTTTTGCAGATTTTGGGGTTTGTCTTTTGGGTTGGTTAGGCCCGCCCTTTAATCTGCCACCTAATAGAAACGAAAAGCGCAAAGCAATCAAGCGCAAATTTGCACAAATAAAAAGCACATAAAAAAGAATTTATTATGCCCGCCTGGTTGCGCTTGTTAGGTATTGATTTAAGGGATACGATATCATAAAGATATCTGGTGTTTTAGGTATAGGTATATCTTGACGTGCAAGTAAAATTAGAACAGAGTGAGAACATTCAAAAAATCGGAGATTCGTATGATACTAAGCCAGGCGCAAGCCAGGGAGTTGGGAGAGGCGTTGTTGGACGCTGCAGAAGCCACTGAAACCGACAACAGCCAAGCTATTGTTATTTTAGACGGCAAAGACAAATCATGGCATACCGCTGTATCCGTACCTTTTAACGAAGATCTACAAGACCTATATGAAACACCTGTTATTGTTCAGGTATAAACACGTTTGACGTGCAAGTAGTTCTAATTAGGCCCTTTGGGGCCTTTTTTGTTTGAAAACCACACTTCTTATTGTGACAGGTTCCTATAGAACCTATAGCACCTTGTCTCTTTAAGCATCAGCATAAAGAAACCCCCTGCCAACGAATCGACAGGGGGCTGCTACTAGCAAGGAAGAGGCAGGCTGGGAGGATGCCTGCGGATTCACTATATCTAATACACTATATAATGCAACTACTATTTTATTAATTGACTTTATTAGTGCCACACAGTTACATGGTATCAGCCTCATAACCTTTGGGAGACTGATATGGCGCATATAAAATACCTGCGAAGGAAAACACTAGAGAGTGGACATAAGATCTGGGTGGTTAATCCACCTAAATACGTCAAAGAAGCTATTGGTGCTTACTATGAGCAGTTTTCTGACCAATCAGATGCTACTGCGAGAGCAATCAGTATTGCGGATCAGTACACCGACTATAAAAGAAACATTAAGCGTGAAGTTCATATTAATGAGCGCACGGTTGGTGGCTTAGTTAATCAGTACAAGCAAACTAACAGTTGGAATAAGCTAACTGACAACTCCAAGAGAACCTACGACCAGTTGTTGCGGGGTACACTTAGATTACGGGTTAGTGAGTCACCCAAGCTGTTACAGGACATGTTGATAGAGCATATTTCTGTAAAACATGCAGAGTATTTGTACTCACACTTGTGCAAAGACGTAAGTATGCATCGTGCGAACCATGTGTGTAAGGTACTCAGACGCATATGGACAGTAGGCCAACGTCTTGGGTTAACAAAAGTCAATCCATTTAAGAATATGGGTCTAAGGAAGACGCCATCCCGCAAGGTGTTATGGGAACCAGAGCAAGTACATGCATTTGTCGATAAAGCAGATGAAATGGGCACTCCTTCTCTGGGTACGATGGCTTTGCTTTGCTATGACCTATGCCAGAGGCCAGGAGATATGCGTCAGCTTACTTGGCAGGACTTTCGTGATCAGATCTTTGGGTTTGAGCAGGAAAAGAATAAGACATGGGTAGATATCCCTGCTTCTCCACGGCTGTTAGAGCGGATGCAATCTGTATCCCCAAGCAACTGGCATGATCAGATCGTGTATTACGAAAAGACAGGCAAGCCATATGACCGCAGGCAGTATAATAAAGTCTTCTGTCGGATCAGAAACGCTGCAGGCTTACCCTCTGAGTTACAGCTAAGAGATCTTCGACGCACTGGTGCAACTGAAATGGCAGAAGCTGGCTGTACTGAGGACGAATTGCGTTCTGTAACAGGTCACCAGAGCCGTGACGTTCTCTCTATATATGTAAGGCCAACAAGAAAGCTTGCCGCTGCAGGCATAAACAAGAGGTTTGGATAATGGCAGGTAATATTAATGGAGCGATAAAGGCTTCTGCGGTAGTAGCACTCTTAATAGCACTTTTACCCGTGTTAATCGCTATGACCTATTCTGAATATCCACGGTACTGCAAGCTATCGATCTTGTTACCGTGCATTGGAGTTTCTGATGAACGTAAATGAGGCCAGAGCAGCCTTCGAAGCTGAACTACAGCGTGTGATTGAACAGCCACCACAGCAATTAACTGAACGCCTGATTGATTTGGTTAAGGCAATTCGTGTGGAGTTAAGGAAAACTGATGGAAAGTAAGGAACTTTCGCATTTAGCATACCACCTAGATATGTTAGGTGTAGTGCCACTCAATAAGGTGGAAGAAGAAAAGAAGCTTCCCCGTACATATGAGTTTAGAAAAGTCGAATTAAATGAAAATGGAGAGCCACCTTGGTAGCAGAAATAACAGTCGAATATGTAGACCATTGCGGTACAGACCTTTCAGTCTGTGATGCTGCACGGGTATCCTACTCAAAGAAATCTGAGCCAGTGGGATACTCTGGAATAGACGGTAAGCCCCTACTGCCTATCCTGCACGATAAGGATAAGCAGCTTATCAAATATCTGGCTGATCATAATCATCATAGCCCCTTCAATCATACCTTCGTAACCTTTAGATGCTACGCACCGCTGTTTGTTATCGCACAGCTTCAAAAACACGAATACATGCCGTGGAATCAGGAGAGCCGTAGGTATATTGATGATGAACCTGAATTCTATCTTCCAAAGAAATGGCGGGGGCGTCCTAAGAACTCCAAGCAAGGTTCTGATGGCATTGTAGAGATAGGCGGTAGTGTTCCTGTAGGGCGGGCTATGTATGCTTGTCGGGATGCCTATAGCGGCCTGCTAAAGGCTGGTGTAGCCCCTGAAATGGCTAGGATGGTATTACCCCAGAATATGATGGCACGGTGGATCTGGAGTGGTACGGTTAAAGCTATATCGAAAATGGTAGGGCTTAGAAGTGCATCAGATAGCCAATACGAAAGCCAGGTGATTGCAAATCAAATCAGTGATATCGTAAGAGGGTTGTTTCCAGTAGCTTGGGATGCACTGGTTCCCCGTAAAGAGATCATTAGACCAATGGATGATGAAGAGCGGCAGCAAGCCGTGTATAAAGCTATCCAGAATCAGTACATTTAATTTCTTGACATACGATTTCGGATACTTTTATGTACTATACTTAACTCTGGGTATTAACCCGTTGTTTTTATTGACTTTGGTTGCGGGAGTAGGATTTGAACCTACGACCTTCAGGTTATGAGACTTTTCAATGAAAACAATGGGTTATAGACGCCAAAGGTTAATAGGCCCATAACTCTGCCACATAATAATGTGCTTGACTTATATCAAAAAGCCTATAGCCTGCGGCTAACCCGCCTAGGGTTAGTAATAGCAACTAGCTAAGAGGCACAAGGCAATGAATAAAGAGCAAGAAGATTTAAAGGGCAAAGAAGATTATATAAGCCCTGCTACCTTTCTATGTGAATACTGCACAATACCAGTACTTATCTCCCAGCCTGCAACTGTATTAATGTACACATGCAAGGGGCCAAAATTCCCGCAGTATCTAGGAGAACTAGGCCCATCCTTAAAGTTCACCAGACTATGCAGAGAATGTGGGGATCACTTCGATGTCTAGTTATCGTGAACAAATAGATTGGGTTAAAACCTTATCAATCAAAGAAGGCAGTCGGGTAACAACCGACTGTCCTTTCTGTGGGGGTAAGAACAAATTCACGCTAGATAAGTTTGATGGTAAGCTTGTATGGAATTGTTATAGAGCATCCTGCAATGTTAAAGGCGCACATTCAGGTGAGCGTAATCTTGATGCGGTAAAGGCTAGACTATCTGGTTCTGCTATCAAGAGACATAAGCCCGAACCTAAACCTATTCCAACAATCACAACGAATGTATTAAACAGTGATACAGCCTTAGCTTACCTTAAAAAGGTTAATAGTTATGATGCATATCTTAGAGGCGATATAAAGATTCGCTATGCCCCTAAAGAAAGTCGGGTACTCTTCTATAACAAAGACAATACAGGCGCTGTAGGACGCTCTATGAGGCCTGTTCGTGCTAAGTGGTGGAGTTATGGAGAACTATCTAAAGGCATACATGTAGGTAGCGGTGATCATGCAATCCTGGTTGAAGATGTAGCTTCTGCATGTGCGGTATCAAACGTAACAGGTCTTACAGGTGTTGCGCTATTAGGTACTAACATTACTAAAAGCATAAAAAAAGCCATTAGTAACTATAAAAAAATAACATTAGTTCTTGACAATGACGCAAGTGCTAAGGCAGTGTCTCTAATGAGCGTACTTGGATATCGTTCTCAGGTACGACTTACTGTGGTAGATCTAAAGTATCTATCCCCCGACAAGATAAGAGAGGTTATTAAATATGAATAATAGACACTTTGAAAATATAGTAGCCCACTCTTTTAATTGGTCTTATCTTTTGAAGGCCTACGGAGCGCACTACAGAAAACATCTACGGATTAATAGCAAAGTGTTATCTGCAATAATTTTTAAAACAGCTTGCAGATATTTGAAATGGAAATTTCCTCCAACAGCACCTCCAGCTTTCTCTTGAACATATTGAAAATTTAAAATAGAGGCGCAGGCAATCGGCTGCGTAAACAAGTATTCGTCTATGTCGCCAATACAGACGTTAAAGTTCAGGGAATGGTATAATGAAAGCTAGAGGAATTGTAGTAATAGACTACGATATTGAGGGTGGTTTCCTAGAAGCTGCAGAAGAGCAACAGAAACTTCAAGAAGCTATTGCTTCAATCGTAAAAGGCAACAAGCGTGTTGTATTTCACCAAGTGGATATGAAAGAGCGCAGAGGTGATCAAACCCCTGACATCAAGTCCATGAAGTTTAGGAACAGCTAACACCCTGTTTTAGAACAGTTTTAAAAGAAAGATGCCCTGATCGAAAGATTGGGGCTTTTTTTATGTCCAAATTCTGCTATTAGTCTGCCCCTAACTATGCCACAGAGCAAGGGAGAGCAGAATGGAAATACAATTATTAAAAACATTATTAACTAAAGACTGTTACAACAGCACAAAGCCCCGTCTAAGAAGATCAATATTTTCAGATGAAACGGGAAGCCTATACAATCTTCTAGGCGAAACCCACAGTAAGTATGACACAGATATAACCCCAGACGATCTCTACGGAATCTGGTTATCTGAAAACCCTGTCGCTACTACTTCAGAGATTGGTGATTTTCGTGATACAATTGATGATCTTAAATATGCAGATCCTATCACCCCTGACATAGCTACTGACATTATTGAGAATCTCTGGCGGCGGGAGATAGGCAGAGATATTGCCAATCTTGGGTTGAATATGTCTGAGGGTGACCTGTCAGCTATGACACGCCTTCAGTCATTAATTGAGCGTACCAAAGACAGCTATATGCCTGACAACTTTGGTGAACCAACTACTGACGATATTTATGAACTACTAGCGGAAACATCAGATGAAAACCGCTGGAAGTTTAACATAGAAACGCTTGCCCGTAACGTCTATGGTATTGGGCCATCGGAATTTGGAATAGTATTTGCCCGTCCAGAAACAGGTAAGTCAGCTTTTGTTATCAGCATAGTTGCAGGCCCTGGCGGCTTTTGCCAACAAGGTGCAAAGGTTCTCTACTTAGGTAACGAAGAGAAAACTACCCGTACTAAACTGCGGGCTATACAAGCCTGTTCAGGTATGACCCGTGAGGCAATAGCCGACAATCCTGATCTGGCTATGAGTAAATACCTGTCGATCAAAGACCGCCTGATAATGAAAGACGTGCAGGAATGGGATCTGGATACGATCAACTCTTATTGTGAAAAGATTAAACCTGATATCATAGTTGTAGACCAAGCAGACAAGATTAATATTGCTGGTAACTATAACGCCAGCCATGAGCGCATTCGTGAACTCTATCGATCACTACGGGAACTAGCCAAGCGACACGATTCTGCCCTGCTAGGTGTAAGCCAAGCGTCTGCAGATGCAGAGGGCCGTACCCGTATCGACTTCTCTATGCTTGAAGGCTCAAAGACAGGTAAGGCTGCAGAGGCAGATCTTATCATAGGTATTGGTAAGCATAACGGGGATGGTGACGATAACTCACCTAACCATGATCGTTTTCTAAACATCAGCAAGAACAAACTCAGCGGATATCACGGCTGCGTTCAATGCGTAATTCTACCAGAGGTGAGCCGCTATGCTGAGTGAAGATGATTTAAAAGAATTCTATGAACTACTTGAGAAGAATAAAGCTGAGTACAAGAAAACCTCATCCCCTGAAATTAAGGATCTGTTGGATGAACAGTTTGATTTGATTAACGCCTTTATTCTCAATCAAACTAAGATTGCAGCAAAGCTGGCAGGCTTTAAAGTATGAGAGTACTCGTACTCGACTTAGAAACCACCGTTAAGAAAATAGAGGGCAAGATTGATAACAGCCCTTTCAATCCACAGAATAAGTGTGTCTCAGCGCACTTTGGTTTTCTTGGGTGGGATACGGTAGACGAGGTGACTAACCTTGTCTTCCATCACAATGAAATAGAAACTCCTGATAGCCGCAAGGCGTTAGAACATTCGTTAGAACATGCTGACGTTCTAGTAGCGCACAACGCCAAGTTTGATGTTGCTTGGCTTATTGCAATGGGCTTCGACATACCAGAAACCGTATTCTGTACGATGCTCTGCGAGTATGTACTGGCAAAGGGGCAGAGGCAGGAATTATCGCTTAAAGCTACAGCGGAACGCAGGGATGTAACCCGCAAGAAATCCGATCTGGTAGATGAACTGTTTAAGAGTGGTACGGGCTTTGAGGCAATGCCTTTGGATACTGTACTGGAGTATGCAGAAGCTGATGTTATCTCCTGCGCTGAAATATATCTGGCCCAACAGAATGACCTAGCCCATGAAAGCAACCAATCGTTAAGTGAAACGATTAAGCTTACAAACGAAATGCTTCTGTTTCTTGTAGAGATAGAAGGCAACGGCATTAAAGTCGATCTGGATGTACTTTCAGGGATCAAAGAAGAGTTTCTTGCAGAGCAAACTGAATTAACAAAGCGCCTAGACGAAATTGTTGAGCAAGTGATGGGTGATACCGTCATAAATCTCAATAGCGGTCAGGACATGACACGGGTTGTTTATAGCCGTGAGGTTATTGATCGTGATGACCATCAACAGGTCTGGAATATAGGTACAGATAGCAATAACAAGCCCCTGTTCCCGCCTAGAATGAACAGATCACAGTTTAATGCTGCGGTACGGGCTACTACACGGGTTGTCTACAAAACAAATGCTGTTTGTTGTGATGCCTGTGATGGTAGGGCGTATATACAGAAGTATAAACAGAAGACCCGCCAAAAGAACGGTAAGAAGTATCGTGTTCAAGGCGAACCCTACAAGAATCTGTCTAAATGCCCTTCCTGTGCGGGTGTTGGCGCATTCTATCAGCCTAATGGCAAGGTAGCAGGCTTACGTCTTAACCCAACCATGCCCTCTGATGCTTCTATCAATGGATTTAAGACCGACAAGGTTACCATCCAGCGTTTAATCTCGCAGGCAGAGGCCAAGGGCAATGATACCGCCGTTGAGTTCCTGACTAAGAGCAGTAGGCTAAACGCAGTCAGTGTGTATCTGGATTCTTTCGTTAAGGGCTTTGAAAATTGGACACGGGCAGATGGAATTCTGCATACTAATTTTACCCAGCATGTCACGGCAACAGGCCGACTATCTAGTACTTCTCCAAATATGCAGAACGCCCCAAAGCGTGGGTTTCCTGTGCGTAAGGCTGTCGTTAGTAGATTTGAAAACGGAACCATAGTTGAAGCTGATTTCAGTTCTGTTGAATTCGTTTTGGCTGGGGAATTATCCCGTGATCCCCAGATCATATCTGATGTTAAGACAGGCAAGGATCTACACAAACAGACTGCATCTATCATCTACCAATGTAGTGAAGATGAAGTGACAAAAGACCGCCGCCAGGCGTCGAAGAAATTCAGTTTTGCGCCGATTTATGGGGGATTAGGGGCTGGAGAGGCAGATCATGTCAGATCATATTTTTCAACTTTTTTTGAGATTTATGAAGGTCTGGGTGCGTATCACCGTAGGCTTGCAGACGGAGTTCTAAAGAACGGTATTGTTCAGATTCCATCAGGCAGACAGTTCTTTTGGCCTAACGTAGTTCGTAAGCGTGGGGGCCGTACCAGCCACTACACACAGATCGTAAATTACCCTGTGCAATCTTCTGCGGCAGATTTGATGCTATTGTCCTGTGTTCGTGCGCTTCGCAAGTTCAGAGAACTTAACCTACGTTCTAAACTAATACTCACCGTCCATGACTCAATTGTCTCAGATGTCTATCCCGGCGAACTTGAGAAAGTCAAAGAGGCCCTGACGTGGGCTATGGTGGACGTAATCAAAGAGGCTGAACAGCGTTGGAATTACACCTTCGCTCTGCCCTTAGAAATAGAAATATCAGGCGGCAAAAATTGGCTGGATCAAGTCGAATATGATTGACTTGTGCCACTTAGTTGTGCCACAATATAAATTCCAATAAAGAAAGGTTCCTAGATGAACGATATAACAACAGTTGATGGCTACGAGTTAGAACAATTCTCCGATATTTTAGGCTCCGCAGGTGGCGGTGATTCTGGTGACGGTTTAGTTCGTGTGCCAAAATTTGATCACCAGCATTCACCAGATGATGATGATGGAAACGTAATGCCCCGTGGTGAGTTTCGGCTCCATATGCCCGAAGGGATTGTCTACGCAAAGAAGCCTTTATTCAGGCCTCTTATGGCCCACATTCAGTATTATCTGTGGGAAGACGATAAGCTTACCAAATCGCTGGTCTGTAATAATTTGCGGGATGAAGCCCGTGATACGGCAGGCGGTATAGCGTGTGGAATGCCTGATTGGGAAGTTCGTGCCGAAGATAAAGAATTACGCCAGAAATACAAAGACTGCCAACGGCGTGTGGTTCGTGGATTGGTTACGATGGACGGTCATACTTTAGACGGTTCTCCTGTGAAAATTGAAAACCAACCAGCCATTTACTTTGGTAAAGGCAGCACGAATTACGGCGGGTTTTTTAATGAGTATATGAAGCTTTTGCCAAAAGGCTCACGTCTTCACGACTACCAATCTGAAATGTCTACTGAGCGCATGAAAGTTGGTGAAACAGTATTCTTTAAGATCCACTGGAAGCCGCTTCTTAACAACAAGCTTGCACTGGATCGTGATGCATTTGAAACGATGAAGGTTTTTGCACAAACCATTCGTGACGAAAACAAATACATCGATAAAAAACACTTTGCGAAGTGGGAGCAGGGCAGCATCGACACTAAGGCTATTAAAGCTTTGGGTGAAAGCCTTGACGATGATTTTGAAGACGTAGCATGAGCCTGCAGGCCGACATACATAAGGTCTTAGACCAGCTATCTAACAACGAAGGCGATACGCTGGATATTGATGATAGCTGGATCGAAGATGCGGGTGAGGCATTCAAAGATGCCTTACGCCGACAGTTTGCCAAGCGTGAGGATGAAGACTTTCGTCTTCGCATGTCCAACATTGGTAAACCCTTGTGCCAGCTACAGATGGCTAAAAGCGGCGCTAAGAAGGAACGCAAAGACTATAACTTCATTATGCGGATGCTGCACGGTGATGCCGTTGAATGCATAATGGATGTGATCCTTAAAATAGCCAAAGCTAACATCACGGGCAGTAAAGATAAGGTGGTACTGGAGTTAGAAGGTACAACCGTTAAAGGTGAAGATGATGTTGAGATAGACAATAAAGTATATGACATCAAAACATGTTCTCCCTTTGCCTTTGAACGCAAGTGGAAGATGGGGCTACCTGCCTTAAAAGCTAATGATGACTTTGGTTATGTTGGTCAGCTAGTTGGTTATTCAGAAGCCAAAAGTAAGAAGGCAGGCGGCTGGATTGTAGTGTGCAAAAGCACTGGACAGGTTCTGGTGATGGATGCCGATTTTTCTAAAGATGAAAAAGATACAGTCCTGCAAGAAATGCAGATGAAGGCCACTGCTCTTAAAGAAGATTGGTCGTTTGATAGGTGTTTTGAGCCTGTCGATGATTTCTTCAATAAGAAATATACGGGTTCTAAAAAGCTACCAACTTCATGTAACTGGTGTGATTTTAAACAGTCATGCTGGCCTAAAGCACAGTTACTTCCACAACCAAATTCTTGGGCAAAACAGCCTAAAAAGAATTGGTATGTCCAATACAAGGGCACGGAACTCTGAATGGCAATAACTCCGCAGTCTGCGAAAGCAAAAGGTCGCCGCCTGCAACAATGGGTGAGAGACAGGCTCTACTCCACTTTCCCTAAGTTAGAAGACGGAGACATTCGCTCTACCAGCATGGGGGCTTCTGGAGAAGACCTGTTGTTCTCACCCGCCGCAAGACGCTGCTTTCCATACTCAGTGGAATGCAAAAACAATAAAAGTAATGCGATTTATAAAGTGATGGATCAGGCCATCAGCAACTGCCCCAAGAACGCCACTCCACTAGCCATAATTAAGGCTGACCAGAAGAAGCCATTGGCGGTTGTGGATGCAGATCACTTTTTCAAATTGGCAAAAAGGAATAAAAAATGAATTCTAAATATCTTCCCAAAAATTCAGTCTCTTTGGTTGTATCTTTGGATGATGAAGGCCTGCCTGTTGTTGATGCGTATTCCAACCTTACAGACGAACAGACAGAAGACGAAAACACCTTTCTGGCCCTGTTACTTAAAGGCTTAGAGTTCAATGCCTATGCAGGCGGTAACCTATTAGCGTCTATAGGTAACATCATGGCAATCCTAGATAAGTACGAAGAAAGCGATCTAGAATTTGAGCCTGACGAAGAACTGGTAGAGAAACTTCAAGACGCCAAAATCATCCCCATCAACGGCAAGCAGAGGCCAAACTGATGGATGACAATTGGTACGATTTGAAAGAACGCAGGGCCACCTACCGTGATGCCCATGACCGCACAAAAGTGGCCTCAGATGGCCTTTCCACAAGCTACTACGCCCTTCCTGACCACGCCAAAGAACTGCGGCATCTGATTAGTCACAAGGCAATGTCTAAAAGCCGTGGAGACATCTTTAAGGCTTGCTACAGGCTGGGTGAAAAGCAGGGCACAGACACGCTCTATGACCTGAACAAGATGAAGTTTTTCATCGAAGATCTCATCGAAATGCATAAGCGGGGAGAGCATCTATGAACATGCAAGATTATCAAACACAGGCCTCCAAAACCGCAATCTACAACGATGCGGATATCATCATTTATCCAGCGTTAGGGATGTTGAGCGAGGCGGGTGAAGTTGCAGGTAAAGTAAAAAAAGTCCTGCGTGATAAAAACGGAAACTTTGATCCCGTTGAGCGGCAGAAGATTTCCGAAGAAATTGGTGACGTGCTTTGGTACATTGCTGCGCTCTGCACCGATTTAGATATCGGCATGGAAACTATTGCCCAGCGCAATCTGGATAAACTCAATAGCCGCATGGCCCGTGGGGTTATCTCAGGCAGCGGTGACCACAGATGAAATCGTATAGAGATCAGACATTCTGTGAGTGCGATTGTACGAACATGATCTGTCACCTCTATTACGACACAGGCGTATTACAGGACGCCAAAGATGCGGGTTTACCCATCTTAACAGCGGATCAGTCCAAGGGCTGTTCCTCATATTTAAAACCAAAAACACTATCGAAAAGGGAGCAGTAAATGCTAAAGAATTCATACGGGCCTACACTTACTATCAGTGAACATATTCACGCAGAAAAGTACCGCAGTGAAGGAGAAACCTTCCAAGAGGCCATGACCCGTGTTGCAGAAGCTTTAAAAGATGATGAAACACACTTCAATCAATTCCGCACTATTTTATATAACCAGCGGTTTTTGCCAGCGGGTAGAGTGCAATCCGCTATGGGCGCTCCTCGCACTGTAACGCCATACAATTGCTTTGTTAGTGGTACAATCGATGACAGCATGGACGGTATCATGGATGCCGCTAAAGACGCTGCTAAGACAATGCAGCTTGGCGGTGGGATAGGTTATGATTTCTCTACACTACGTCCTCACGGGGCGCTGATTAAGAGCCTAGACAGCCGTTCTAGTGGCCCTCTAAGCTTTATGAAGATCTTTGATAGTGTCTGCCATACGATTGCTTCCGCAGGTCACCGTAGGGGCGCTCAGATGGGCGTTTTAAGGGTGGATCACCCCGATATCGAAAAATACATCAGTGCAAAGAATAACAGCACAGAACTAACAGGATTTAATATCTCTGTTGGGGTTACTGATGCGTTCATGGATGCCGTTAAATCAAACAGTGATTTTGATCTTGTGTTTGAAGGGCGTACATACTCTACGGTAAATGCCCGTAATTTGTGGGATAGTATTTTAAGGTCTACTTGGGATTGGGCAGAGCCAGGTATCCTGTTTATTGATCGAATTAACCGTAAGAATAACCTTCATTATTGCGAAACAATTGTTGCTACTAACCCTTGCGGGGAGCAACCATTACCGCCTTACGGTGCTTGTCTTTTGGGTTCATTTAACCTCACTAAGTACATCGTTCAGCACGATGGTAAATACGTCTTCAATATGAACATGC